TAGGACTCATATGAGGAAGATGGCTAAAAGGAATAAATAATATGTCTTCTCTTCCCGCCGCACTTTTTTCGGGCGCACTTTTAATTTCGCACTATATTTAGTATACTTAAAATAATTGGATCATAGCTCAGTCGGCAGAGCGGGAAGCTGTTAACTTCTAGGTCCCAGGTTCGAGTCCTGGTGATCCAGCTTAGCACCAGTAGCCAAGTTGGTTAAGGCCCCGAACTCATAATTCGGCTATCGTAGGTTCAAGTCCTGCCTGGTGTACTTAGCGATTATTGCATAGTGGTAGTGCGTAACCTTGCCAAGGTTAATGTGCGAGTTCGATTCTCGCTAGTCGCTCTAAAAAGAAAAAATCCCATTCAGAGGCGGATCCGAATGGGTTTTCCTAGTGTATTGCTACACATTATACTGGGAGCTTAATCTGTGGGATGCTACAACCAGTACAAGTAGATTATAAAATAGTTACTGTTCTAAGTCAATAGTGTCTTGCACGAATTCTGTATCGCTTTCTTCTGGCTGTGGAGTAAATGATGGAGTAGGTCCTAGTAGGTACCCTTGATTATGATATTCAACCATCTTGGAAGTATCTGCTGATCCCACCAATTTATTTGATATTAGGGTAAGCAGGTCATATATTCTATGAAGCATAATATAGTTAACCATTGGTAGGTTATCTTCTAAATTTTGTGGTTGTTCTTTATTTTCCGTCATCAGGTCTTCCTAGATCTTCCCAGAACTTTTCCCGCCCCATGGCGTCAGTCTCTTTTATGGTACCGCCTTCAGTTTGAATGTCTTTGAACGGATTCTCTAATTGTGTCATAATATTGGCTCCCTATAACCTTCCTGTAATTGCAGGATAGACAATACAAGTATATCTCATCATCAATGCTTTGGTTGCAAAAAAGAGGGCCCTGATCCATTGGGCATTCAAGCCGTGGAACAAGACCCTCTTCTGATAGACGAATGTACTTAGATACGTACTGTACCTTTTTCATTCATCCCCCTTAATGTTTTGGAAACTCAGGTATGAGATTCCTGGCCTTACCTATTGAGTTAGGCCAAGACGACCAATCTTTGCCGCCCTTGGTCATATAATACGTTATCTCTGCGTTTGTTACTGGATCAAATAATTCCTTATTTGAAACTAATTCGAATTTATCTTTACGATCTTCGCCAAGTTTCCCTAGCATATTGATCTGAAAAATTCCGTAAGATTTGTCTCCAGTTTGAGTGTTATCGTTTAGGGCTAATGGTCTTCCATTAGACTCTACCGTTGCAACAGCCCAAGCTGTTTTTAAAGCAGTTCCCTCAAAGCCTACAGCCCATAGTAAATCTTTTAAATCTTCAGGTGCAAGCATTTCTGAGTGCTTATAAGTTTCATTACTGAACTTATCTATTATTTCTCTCTTTAGTTGTCTTTCAGTTTTTTCAACTTTTACAAGTTGATTTGTTAACGCTTGACTTGCTGTTGGACCAGGCTGGACAGTAAATAGAAATAATGTTATCATTCCTATATAAGACCAGTTATGAGCAACATCACTCAAACGTTCTTTAATTTTCTCCATTGGCATTTCCTCCTCTAGAGATAACGAACTATAATAGTAGCATTACTTGACAGTAGGTGTCAAGCTAGTCAACCAGAAAGATTTAATGGAAATATCATATTCTACGCCTAGATCCAACTTGACAACCAAGAATGGATACGGTCACGCTGGATTTAAAGTGGCAGAATCACTGACTAAAATGGGTCATAGATTAACTTATCAAAACCCTAAAGCTAAATTACAGATTAACTTTTCCCAACCTACAAATTATAAATTACATAGATATCAATATCAGATTGGTTATACACCATGGGAATCTACTGTTATTCCAGAATCTTGGAAAGAAAATATAAATGCTTGCGATGAGTTTTGGACAACATCTCAATGGTGTAAAGATGTTTATGAGAATAATGGATTTAAGGTATCTAATGTTTTTCCACATGGCATAGATCCAATATGGTCACCTAAAAAACGTGAGTCTACAAATGTTGTAAAATTCTTACATGTTGGAGAACCAGCAGAAAGAAAAGGCGGACAAGATACAGTAAATGCATTTATAAAAGTATTTGGTAATAACCCTAATTACACATTAACTATAAAGGCTCATAAGTCTAGCGTATTGAGAGTATATGATAAAGAAGGAAGCATTTTAGGTCTTCCACACGAAATGTATAGCAACATTAAATTAGATGAAAGAGATCTAGAGGATAATGAATTAGTAGATTTATATCACCAACATGATGTTATGATCTATCCAACTTATGGAGAAGGATTTGGATTTATTCCATTTCAAGCCCTTGCAACAGGTATGCCAGTTATATCAACATATGATTGGGCAGACTATAAAAATTATCTAGGTCCCCTAAAGCTAAACTCTACACTTATAGATTCTCCATGGGATGTTATGCATCCTGGAAAAGTTTATAAACCAGATAACAATCATTTAATTAGTTTAATAGAAGATGCAGCAATTAACTTTAAAGCATATTCTGGATATTACTATGCTCAGTCAACTGAAATACATAAAGAATATAATTGGGATCAGTTGACCAATAAAGCATTTGAAGAAGTATTTAAAAAAATATCATAACCCCTTCCCCTTTAGATTAAAGTTTGGTAGAATTAGACTTCAACTAAAAATCATATAAACCGCAGGGCGGAGAAAAGGTGTTATTTAAAAATGTCAAGAACTATTGAAAACCCATATGAAAACTTTATTGCATTGTCAAGATATGCAAGATGGATTCCAGAAGAAAACCGTCGTGAAACATGGGGTGAAACAGTAGATAGATATTTTGACTTTATGACTAATCATCTTAAAGAAAATCATAATTATGTTCCAGAAGAAAAGTTGCTTAAAGAACTTAGGGACGCAGTTTATAATAGAAATGTAATGCCATCAATGCGATCAGTAATGACTGCTGGTGCAGCATTAGATCGTGATCACGTAGCAGGATACAATTGCTCATTTGTCCCAGTAGATAACCCAAGATCATTTGATGAGACAATGTATATTCTTATGTGTGGCACTGGAGTTGGATTCTCTGTAGAGTATAAGTATGTTAATAAACTTCCTGCCATTCCAGATTCATTTGAAAAGTCAGATACTGTAATTGTTGTAGAAGATTCAAAACAGGGTTGGGCAAAGGCATACAGAGAACTTCTTGCTTTACTTTGGACAGGACATATTCCTGCAATCGATGTAAGTAAACTTCGTCCAGCTGGTGCACGTCTTAAAACTATGGGCGGTAGATCATCTGGGCCACAACCATTGATTAATCTTTTTGATTTTACTATTGCTAAATTTAAATCAGCAGCAGGTCGCCAATTAAAGCCAATTGAGGCACACGATATTATGTGTAAGATTGGAGAAATTGTAGTAGTTGGTGGAGTTCGTCGTTCAGCAATGATCTCTTTGTCTAACATTAATGATATTGAAATGGCACAAGCTAAATCTGGTAACTGGTGGGAAAATAATTCACAACGTGCTCTTTCAAATAACTCTGTTGCGTATTCTCGCAAGCCAGAGATGGAGCAGTTTATAGCAGAATGGAAATCTCTTTATGACTCAAAGTCTGGAGAACGTGGAATCTATAATGTTGCAGCAGCACAAAAGCAGGCGGCTAAATATGGACGAAGGGACCCTGAAGTACATTATGGAACCAACCCTTGTTCGGAAATTATTCTCCGTCCTTATCAGTTTTGTAATCTTTCAGAAGTCGTACTACGTGAAAAAGATACAAAGAAAGATATTGAAAGAAAAGTAGAGCTAGCCACTATCCTTGGAACTTGGCAAGCAACACTAACAGATTTCAAATATCTACGTAAAATTTGGAAAGACAATACAGAAGAAGAACGTTTATTGGGAGTTTCTCTTACTGGACAATTTGGACACAAGTTTATGTCTGGCAAAGAGGACCTTATTTCTTTAGAAGCATTTTTAATGAGTCTCAGAGAAAAGGCAAGAGAAACAAATAAAGATGAGGCAGGGAAAATTGGGATTCCTGAGTCTGCAGCAATTACATGTGTAAAGCCATCTGGAACAGTATCTCAATTGGTCGGGGTGTCTTCAGGAATGCATGCATGGCATTCTCCATATTATATTCGTACAGTTCGTGGCTCAAAAGGAGATCCAATTTCTACATTTTTGAAGGAAGTCGGTATTCCAGTAGAAGACGATGTAATGAAACCAAACGACACATATGTATTTTCATTTCCAGTAAAAGCACCAGAGGGTGCAATTGTTAGAAATGATTTGACTGCTATTGAACACTTAAACATTTGGTTAGTTTACCAACGTGCATGGTGTGAGCATAAACCATCAATTACAGTATCTGTAAAAGAAGATGAGTGGATGGAAGTAGGCGCTTGGGTATACAAGCATTTTGATGAAGTATCTGGTATTTCATTCTTGCCACACTCAGATCATTCATACAAACAAGCTCCATATCAAGAAGTAACAAAAGAAGAATATGAAGACCTTCTTTCTAAGATGCCAAAAAGCATACGATGGGAAGATTTATCATTTTATGAGACAGAAGACGGAACCTCTGGAACACAAACATTAGCCTGTACTTCAGATGGCAATTGTGAGATTGTAGACATTTCCGCCTAAAAGGTATATAATAAAGATTGGGGTAAAACCCAAAATTCCTGGGCACACGGCCCAGAAATAAGGAGGATCTAAATTGGCAACAAAAGAAGATCTTAACAATGATGGAAAGGTAACTATGCAAGAAAAAATTCTAGCAGCGTTAGCAAGCTATGGTCGTCACTTTTTAGGTGCAGCCATTGCTCTTTACATGACTGGAAATACTGACCCAGGAGACCTAATCAAGGGTGGTATTGCGGCTTGTCTACCAGTTATTCTAAAAGCACTTAATCCAAATGAAAGTTCATTTGGCTTTACAAAGAAGTAAAATTCAGCAAGTAATTAGGACGACTCCTGTGCTAAAATAGGCATAGGAGTTTTCCTATTTAGGAGATTTAGCAAATGGCAGGACAAAAAAATTGGGAAGTGGATCAAAACACGACCTTTACATTTACCGTTGAATATAAAGACAACGACGGAAATCCAATCGATCTTACAGACTGTTCAGCAAAGTTACAAGTAAGAGATACAAAAGGTGGAAGCAAGTTAGCCTTTAGTCTTACATCACCAGCTGGCGGAATAATTATTGATGAGCCAGTTGGCAAATTAACTATTAAGATGACCCCTACGCAAACCAATAAATTATTCTATCCAAAGTCTTCATATGATATTATGATAACTGACAGTAACTTAAATAAAACTAAGTTACTTGAAGGATTTATAACTTTGAGCAGATCGGTAACCATATAATGCCAATTACCAATAATAATAGTAATCCGACAGTAGTAGTAACAGAAGAATTAAAAAAAGTAGTTTTAAACACCCCTGGACCTCAAGGTCCTCGTGGTAAAACAATTCTTAATGGAAATGGTGTTCCAGCCAATAACCTAGGTTTCGAAGGTGACTTCTATTATGATAAGCTAACAACTAGATTCTATGGCCCAAAGCCAAATGACGCTTCTTGGTCGGGAGCTACAAACTACTTATTAAGCACAAGCACTCTTACATACCCATTCTCAATAAATCAGGTTGTAAATGCAGGATCCTACTACTACCTTGAAATAACACATAATATGGGCTATAACCCAAATGTTACCGTCAAGAATAGTGCTGGGGACATATTAGAAACAGGAATAGACTATAATAGTATTAACAAAATTACACTGACAATGGCTCAACCATTCGGTGGGACAGCATACCTGTCTTAAGGGAGATATAGCATATGGCAAGATTATTTGTAACTGATATCAATCTGAATAAGAATGAACTTCAGAACGCAAGAATTCAGGGATTAAGCACAGCGCCTTCAGCCCCTGTCACTGGACAGATTTATTATGATACATCGAATAACACGATGTACTACTACAATGGACTAGCATCACCAAATGGTCCATGGATGCCAATGTCTGGATCTACAGAAGTTATCCAAGACGTTATTGGATCAACAATTGTAGCTGGAACTGGTATTACAGCAGTATACGGCGATCCAGCTGGTACAGAAACAATTTCTATCACAAATACTGGCGTTACAGCTGGTTCATATGGTTCTACAACACAGATTCCAACATTTACAGTTAATGCACAAGGTCAATTAACAGCAGCAGGAACAGTAAACGTAGCAACAACACTTTCAATTGCTGCAGAATCTGGAACAGCAGATACAGTAAACCTTCTAACTGATACCCTCACATTTGCGGCGGGAGAAGGAATTGATACAACTGTAACAAATAATACAATTACAATTGCTGGAGAAGATGCATCTTATACAAATAAGGGTGTTGCTTCATTCAGCTCAACAGACTTCGTAGTATCAAGCGGAGCAGTATCATTAAATACAGAAAGCGTTCAAGATATTGTTGGAGCAATGGTTACTCCAGTCAATACCGAAAATGGAATTACTGTAACTTATGATGACGCAAATGCAAAGCTTAATTTTGATGTTGCCGATCCAACAATTACTCTTTCAGGAGATGTAACTGGTTCTGCTACAATGACAAACCTTGGTAACGTTACAATTACCACAACAATTGAGCCAAATTCAGTTGCCCTTGGAACAGACACAACAGGAAATTATGTAGCAACAATTTCAGGAACTGCAAATGAAATTGAAGTATCTGGTTCAGGTTCAGAAACAGCAGCAGTAACAATTGGTCTTCCAAATGACGTAACAATTACTAATAACCTAACAGTTGGCGGTAACTTAAATGTAACTGGAACAATTAACTCAGTAAATACCACCCAGGTAAATATTGTTGATAATAAGATCAACCTTAATACTGACTTTACAGGAACTCCAACAGCAGATGCTGGTATTCGTGTAGAACGTGGCGATTCAGCCGATGTTGAAATTCTATGGAATGAAACAAATGATAACTGGACACTTACAAATAATGGTACAAATTATCACGCAATTGTACGTAAATTTGCTTCAGACATTACCACAACAGCAGAAGCTCCGTTTACATTCGTTGCAACACACAATTTAGGAACAAGAGATGTAACTGTTCAAGTTTTTGCAACAGCATCTCCATATAATCAAGTTGAATGCGATGTAGATCATACATCAACATCTGCAGTCACACTAACATTTGCAGCACAGCCAACAGCTGGACAGTATAGAGTAGTTATAACAGGTTAATTATGGCAAAGCAATTTAAAACACCAATTGCTCCGCCAGCCTTAAGTTCAGATCCGACAGGAACTGTTGCTGGTGAAATATACTATAATACAGTTTCTTCTGCTCTAAAGATTTTTAATGGCTCAACCTGGTCTCTATTAACAGGTGGAGGCGGAGGAAGCGGAACTTCAAATTCATTTGAGGTTTTATCATCATCTCCAGCATCACCATCTCAAGGAAGAGTTTATTTTGATTCTTCAGAAAATACAATTAAAGTTTATAACGGAAATATCTGGTACGATGTTGCTGGGCCAAAGGAATTATTGGATCACCAACACTATGCTGGCGAAGGACTAGTAAGACATGTAGATTATGGACAATATGTAGATGAGTTAAATTATATTGTTTCTATGGATGGCGGAACTGCAAGTACCTCATATGCTTCTGCACCAAACAATGATATAATAGACGGAGGAGCAGCATAGAATATGGCAATTAGAATTCAGTTACGTAGAGACACCGCAGCAAATTGGGTTTCGTCAAATCCAGTATTGCGAGCAGGTGAAGTTGGTATTGAAACAGATACCCTTAAATTTAAAATTGGTAATGGTTCCAGCACATGGACACAAATTACAAACTATGCAAACGTTACAAGCACTGGGCTATCAAATAGCCTAAATGACTATATCCTTGCCTCCACATTAGGAAATCCTAGCGGTCCAGCAAAATTGAATTCTGATGGAGAAATATTAGTACCTGAAGATACAATTATTTTATGGAATGATGCAGGATATACATATACAACTAAAGTTGTTGCAACTCAACCAACAGCAAATAGGATAATTACTCTTCCAAATAATACAGGAACAGTCGCTTTGACCTCAGATATTATAACATCAACAACTGGAATTTCTGAAGGAACAAATAAATATTTTACAGATGAAAGAGCCCAAGATGCGGCAGCATTAGCTTTATCTAATGGATCTCATACAAATATTACTGTAACATATAATGATTCTGCAAACTCTATAAGTCTTGCAGCCGCTCCTGGATATGTTGATGAGCAGGCAGTAGACGCAGTGGCAGCAGCACTAGCAGCAGGAACACATACAAATATTTCAGTATCATATAACGATGCTGGTAATGCAATTTCATTAACAGGTGCACAAACATACTCAGATGAAAATGCACAAGATGCAGTAGGAAATGCTCTAGGCACAGGATTGTCATATAATGACACAACAGGTGCTATATCAGTAGATACAACAACAATTCAGGCACGAGTAGCAAATGTTACAGATACAGAAATTGGATATCTTGATGGAGTAACATCTGCAATTCAGACACAAATTGACACAAAGCTTACGTCAGCAACAGCAGCATCTACATATGCTCCGATTGCTTCACCTACATTTACGGGCACAGTTGCAGGTATTACAAAATCTATGGTTGGCTTAGGTAATGTTGATAATACAACAGATGTTAATAAGCCAGTTTCGACTGCCACCCAGACAGCACTTGACCTAAAGGCTCCAATTGCTTCTCCAACATTTACTGGAACAGTAACTCTTCCAGGCGCTCCAACATCAGATCTTCATGCAGCAACTAAAGCATATGTTGACGCATCAACTTCTGGTCTAAACGTACATGCTTCCGTAAAAACGGCAACAATAGGAGATATAAACCTTAATAATCAAGTTGAGGCAGGAGACATCTTAGACGGAGTAACTCTTGCACACAATGATAGAATTCTTGTAAAGAATCAAAATCAGGCAAGGGATAACGGTGTTTATGTTGTTCAGCCAAGCGGAGCACCAGTTCGTGCAGATGACTACAATGTAGTTGGAGAAGTAGATGCTGGAGACTTTATATTTGTAGAAAGCGGTACAGTAAATGCAAAAACTGGTTGGATTCAAACAAATGTTATTACAACATTAGGTACAGATCCAATTGCATTTACACAATTCTCTGGTGCTGGAACATATTCAGCAAATAACGGATTAACACTAACTGGTAATGTATTTAGTATTAATACTGGAATTACAGCAGATCTTACTACCGCTCAAACATTAACTAATAAAACTTTAACAAGTCCTACAATTACAGGAACTGGTGCAATTGCTGGAGTATTTACTGGTGATCTAACTGGAAATGTAACTGGAAATGTATCAGGAAATGCAGGAACGGTAACAAATGGAGTTTATACAACTGGATCTTACTCAAATCCTTCTTGGATTACCAGTCTTGGTTGGTCTAAGATTTCATCAACTCCAACAACAATATCTGGATATGGAATTACAGATGGAGTTTCAACTGGAGGATCTTATTCAAACCCTTCATGGCTAACTAGCCTTGGATGGTCAAAGATTTCAGGAACTCCTACTACATTAGCAGGATATGGAATTACAGATGCATTAGCATCTACTACTGCTGCTTCAACATATGCTCCGCTTGCCTCACCAACATTTACTGGAACCGTAGTATTGCCTTCAACAGTAAATGGACCAAGCATAAGCACATCAGTTAATCTACTCTTCCCAACTCAATCAGGACACATCACACTTGGTGGTTCACAAACAACTGGAAACCTTACACTTGGTGGTGGAGCAAATAGAACTACTGGTGTAATTGGAATTGGAACTGGTGCAACAACAACTGGTACCAAGACAATTGACATTGGAACTGGATCAACAGGTGGAACTACAGCAATTACAATTGGTTCTTCTTCTGGAGCAACATCTAATATTACTCTAAATGGAACAACAACTGCAACTAATTTAAATCTTACAAATGCTCTTGGTCCTATATATGGAGGAACAGGATTAACTTCCTATGTTTCTGGTGATATCCTATATGCTTCAGCAACAAATACTCTTGCTAAACTTGCCAAGGGTTCAAATGGACAAATATTAACATTAGCATCAGGATTACCATCATGGGCAGATGCTCCAATTACACTTCCTTCACAAACTGGAAATAATGGTAAGTATTTAACTACAGACGGTACTAATGCTTCTTGGGCAACACTATCAGTACCAATTACAACCTCAACAGCAACAGTATCTAGCAATACAGCAACAACTATAGATACAACAGCACTGTCAACATTCACATCAATTGAATATATGGTTTCATTGAAACAAGGTTCTAAGGTAAGAACATCTAAAGTAGTTGTTCAAACAGACGGAACTTCTGTAGATATGACAGAGTTTGCAATTACAGAAACTGGTGGAACAATGACAGGAGTTGTAGTTTCAGCATCAGTATCTTCAACAAATGCAATATTACAAGTAACTGTAACAGATGCAGCAACTACAAATGTAACGGTAAAATTTAGCAGAGTAGCTTTGTAAAGGAGGATCTAAGTGTCAGATAAGAACTTTAAAGTAAAATCTGGACTAAACCTCCCGATTGTTTCCGCACCAATATTAATTACTGATTCTAATGGTAATATTGCATCTTCTGCAACACTTCCAATTTCAGCAGGCGGTACAGGGCAAACATCAGCAACTAATGCAATTAATGCTTTACTTCCAGTACAGAATGGGTCAACAATAAATTATGTTATTCAGTCTGATGGAGTAAATGTAAATTGGGGTAAGCTTTATAATCAAACAATTAAAGATTCTGGAACAACGGTAACTCCAAGAGCAAATCTTAATATTGTTGGTGCTATAGTTACAGATTCTTCTGTAACAGATACAACTACTGTTACATTTCCATTAAATACATATGCTCGTCAAGCATTTACTCCTACAGCAGGACAAACATCATTTACATTAACAACAGCAATTATTACAGGATCTGAGCAAGTATATTTAAATGGAATCCTTCTTGTTCGTGGAGTAGACTACACTACACCAAATACAACAAATATTACTTTATCTTCTGGAGCTGCAGTTGGAGACTCTCTTGAAGTAATGGCATTAAATAATATTGCTTCAGCAGGAACCTTAGCAGATTATGCAACTATAGTATCTTTATTAGAATATAAGCAAGAAATAAATGTTTCTATATCAGCAAATACAAATTTAGTGGCGGGACGTAGATATTTTGTAGATACAACTGCTGCTAGAACATTAACACTTCCCGCTTCACCCGCAGTTGGAAATGAAATTGTTGTTATAGATGCAACAGGCACGGCGGGAACAAATAATATTACAATTAATTCAAACAGTGGTAAAATTAACGGTACAGTTCAAAATCTTACAATTGATGCAGATGGAGCAGGAGCTTCATTAATTTATACTGGATCAACATATGGTTGGAGGGTTGGATAGTGGCACTTAGTTTTTCTAGTTTATCTGGTGGTCAATCATTTACAATAGTAACATCTTCAGGCGGATCTAAGACAGCCACTCTTGATAAAACATATCCAGCAGGAACATATTTAATTGAGTCTAAAGCAAATGATACAAACCTAGAGGTTTATCTAGGTGCATCAGATGGAACACAGGTTGGAACGGCGACGGCAGGAGCAAAAACAATTACAGCTTCAGCCTCCTTCCTATATGTAACAACAGTAAATGCAGATGCTAATGATGCTGTCATATTTACATTAAAATCAGCATCGACTCTTGCAACTAAAACAGATGCAGTATGGGCTCCACCAACAATTACAGATATTACCCCAAGTGGTCTTCCAAATCTTAATAATACAACAACCATTACAGGTACAAATTTTGCAACAAACGTAGATGTTAAATTCCGTAAATCAGATGATTCTACATTGGTTAACCCAAAATCTACAGTAAGAGGATCTGCAACATCTATTATTGCTACACGCCCAGATACTTTTGCAGTTGGAGATGCTCCGTATGACGTAATTGTAACAAATCCAAGCACTGGATTAACAGCAACTTCCTTAAATGCAATTACTGCAGGTGCTGTGCCAGTTTGGGTTACATCTACAACATTAAATACAGCAGCAAGCGGTTCTGCATTTTCACAAACAATTCAAGCGACTGATTCAGATGGAGGATCATCTATAACATATGCAATTGTTTCAGGTGCATTTCCAACAGGATTATCTTTAAATACATCAACAGGAGCAATTACTGGAACTCCAACAGGATCTGCTGGAACATATACAATAACAATATCAGCAACAGATTCTGGTGGAAATACAGTAAATAGAACATTTAGTCAAACATTAAGTATTCCTGCAATAAATGGAAGTACACTAGTTGTTGCTGGTGGCGGAGGTGGAGCTAATGGACTTTACTTTGGCGGCGGCGGTGGTGCAGGTGGACTGGTAGGAACCAATTCAGTTGATTTTGTTCCTGGAGTTACTTATACAGCAACTGTTGGTGCAGGAGGAACTCAAAATACAAATGGTATTAATTCAAATATTACTGGTGGAGTATTATCTTTAACTGCTGCTGTTGGTGGCGGTAGAGGTGGTGCTAGTCAAAGTACAGGAACTGGTGTAGGAGGTAATGGCGGATCTGGTGGCGGAGGACAAGAAGGTAAGGCTGGAGGTACTGGAACATCTGGTCAGGGCAATAATGGTGGAGCGGGTGATTCATCAGGAGGATCAACGTCAGGCGGCGGTGGCGGAGCAGGAGCCGTTGGATCTAATGGCATTGCTAATAATAATTCTGGAGCTGGAGGAGTAGGTTCATCTTCTTACTCTTCTTGGGGTGCAGCTACATCATCGGGTCAAAATGTTAGTGGTACATACTATTTTGCTGGCGGAGCTGGAGGTTCATCTTGGTCTGGTGGAGGTAATGGCGGCGCAGGTGGTTATGGAGGCGGAGCGGCAGGTGTTCCAATGAGCACTGTTGGAAATAATGGAACTACAAATACAGGCGGCGGCGGTTCTTCTGCAGCTACTGGTGGGGCTTCTACTGGAGGTTCAGGTGGTTCAGGAATTATTATTATTAGATATCCTGGGTCAGTTACCGCAACTTCAACTACTGGATCTCCAACTCGTTATGAAACTGGTGGGTATACGTATTACAAATTTACAGCAAATGGAACAATAATTTTATAGACTTATCATTTAATAAATGGTAAAATAAGAAAATACCAATAAGGAGGTAACAAATATGGCACATTGGGCCGAATTAGACGAGAATAATGTCGTTACTCGTGTACTAGTTGGAAGCAACGAAGATCCAGATGAGGGCTACCAGTGGTTAATTGATAACCTTGGCGGAACTTGGGTTAAGACTTCATATAATACACAGGGTGGAGTTCATTCTTTGGGCGGAACCCCGCTAAGAAAGAATTACGCAGGAATTGGATATTCATACGACGCAGATCGTGATGCATTCATTCCACCAAAGCCTTTCAATTCATGGTTGCTAAATGAAGACACATGTCTTTGGGATGCACCAACACCATATCCAACAGATGGAAAGATGTATCGTTGGGTAGAAGAAGATTTGAACTGGCAAGAAGTTGTAATAGGAGAGTAATATAATTGACAAGGGCTAGAGACGTAGCAAGCATACTTAGCGCAGGAGTTATTCCTACCGCTTCATATGACATAGATGGAACAATCGATCAGTCTCTAGCCAGATTGTCTTCAGATTCAAATGCTGATGGCGGAACAGTATCATCTTCATCTGGTATATTAGAAGGCGGAATCTATAATATAATTGAAGATAACAATACGTATACATATAATGGAGGAACAGTATAATGACCTCAGTCATTCAAGTTAAAAGAGGAACCGCATCTGCTTGGACTTCTGCTAATACCGTTTTAGCAGCAGGAGAAGTAGGCTTCGAAACAGATACAAAGAAAATGAAGGTCGGAGATGGTTCAACAGCATGGACTTCATTAGGATATACAGTAACAGATGGGGACATTTCTGGAGTAACAGCAGGCACAGGTTTGAGCGGGGGTGGAAATTCTGGGGCAGTAACACTGTCAATTGATTCTACAGTTGCTACTCTTACAGGATCTCAAACTCTTACAAATAAGACATTAACATCACCAGTAGTTAATACTGCAGCAGTAACAGGTGGAACTTTAGTAAATACAGTTATTAGGGGTCTACAAGAAGATGTTAACGTAGTAGCGTCGGCAGCAACAGGAACAATAAACTTTGATGTTGAAACAGCTTCAATCTGGTATTACACATCAAATGCTTCTGCCAACCATACATTAAATTTTAGATATAATAGCAGCACATCTTTAAACTCATCAATGGCGGTGGGAGATGTTTTAACTCTAGTTTGGTTAAATACTAATGGAGCAACTGCATATTATCCAAATACAATTCAAATTGATGGATCAGCAGTAACCCCAAAGGTTCCCGCTGCAATATCTGCAGGAAATGCGTCTTCTATCGATGCATACTCATTTACAATTATTAAGACTGCATCTGCAACATTTACAGTCCTGGAGACACAAACCAAGTTTGCATAAGGAGAAAAAATGCCAATTATTGGTTCGTTAGCAGGAGCATCATCTAAAAGCTTAGGTGGACTTGGCGCATCTGTTATTGTATTACCAAGCACAGGATACATTAGTATTGCAAGTACTACTTTAACTACAAATACATCTAGCATTACGTTTTCATCTATTCCAAATACATATAAACATTTACAAATTCGTGGAGTTGCAAGAGGAACTTATGCTGCATACAACTATCCAATATTTATATCTTTTAATAATGATACGGGAGCAAATTATCAAAATCAAGGATTTATTGCTAATCAATCAGGATTAGGATTGCTTGGTTATTATGATAACGCCTCAAATTATCTCTATGCTCAAAGAATTGCTGGTGATAGTTCTCCTGCTAATTATTTTGGTGGAGTTGTATTTTCTATTATGGATTACGCAGAAACAAACAAAAACAAAAACATTTTAGGTGAAGCAGGCGGAGCTTTAAGTGGTGGTTCTTCTAATAATTGGTGTGTTGGACCATACGGAGGAAATTGGCGCAATAATTCTGCAATTAATACTATTACATTAACGCCTCAGTACGGTTCATTTACTGCAAATACTCGTTTTTCATTATACGGAATAATTTAGGAGAAAATAATGCCAGCTACATATGAACTTATTACAAGTTATACCGTGCCAAGTAACGTTGGTACAGTTACTTTATCTTCTATTCCTGCAACATATACAGATTTAGTAATTGTTGGAAATTTTTCAGTGGCTAATGGCGGTGGTGTTGGTTTTAGTTGTAGGTTCAATGGTGATAGCGGCAGCAATTATGAATTTATGGGTTCTTATGCCAATGGTTCAAGCGTTCAACCTAATTATGCTCAACCGTATACAATAACATATTTAGCAATAGCACTTAATACTAATCCAACAACATTAGTTGCCCATGTATTAAATTATGCAACAACTGGAAGATATAGAACTGTATTAGCACATGCTGGTAATGAAGGTTTTAATAGTTCTTATACTGGTAATTGGAATAATAGTACTGATGCTATAAATTCAATTACTTTTATTTGTGACGGTGGATCAAATATAAATGCAGGTTCAAAATTTTTTCTATATGGAATATTAAAAGGATAAACTATGGCAAATACATATGAGCTAATTAATTCAATTTCATTAACATCCACCACAGCTTTTGGTTCTGTGAGTTTTTCAAACATACCTCAAACATATAAAGATTTAACACTTTGGGTATCAGCTCGTTCTGACCGAACTGCTGCAGATGGATTAGAGCGTGTTTACTTGTATATGAACTCAGGTACCACAGGCATTACAATGATTAATACTGTTGTAGGCGGTTCTTCATATTATTCCGATACTTATACAACCGCTAATGGTGTTGGTGGAACATGCGGTTTAACTTCTAATCAAAATGCACCATCAGGTCAATTTGGATTTACTATGCTTTATATTTCTGACTATACCTCTGGAACTGCAAAAGTTGGTATTAGTAGTTCTACTATGGCAATTGGTGCTAGCGGAACTTCAGGATATGTATTTGGACAAAGTTATCAAAGAACAACTAACTCTGGCATATCTTCAATTTCAACTAGTGGTTTAGGCTCTAACTGGCTAACGGGTAGTACATTTTATTTATATGGAATCAAATAACTAAGGAGAAAAAATGACTGAACAAATAATGGTAATAGAAAAAAACTGTACAACAGGTGAAGAAATAATTCGTCCTATGACTGCAGAAGAAATAGAACAACGCAATGCTGATATTGTTTCTTTTAATGAAAAACAAACACAAGAAGAAGCAGAATTAGCAGCCAAAGCTGCAGCTAAAGCATCTGCCGAAGCTAAACTTGCTGCTCTTGGATTGACACCTGAAGAAATAGCAGCATTACGATAGTCTGATTGGTATAATAAGAGTATTATGGCCAATAAAGATTTTAAGGTAAAGAATGGGTTGGATATCCAGACTCCCCTCCCTGTTTCTATGGGTGGAACTGGACAGACCTCTACTACTAATACCTTAAATGCTTTGCTTCCAGTTCAAACTGGAAATGCTAATAAAGTATTATCAACAGATGGCACTAGCACTACTTGGATAGCACAATCAACTGCATATCAAAGAGGCGGAACAGCAAGTAGACCACAAGCTCCTACAGCAGGAGATCTTTATTATAATACCGACACAAATATTTTTGAACAATATACATCTTTAGGATGGTTCCCAATTGCTGTTGCTCCTGGAGCACCTACTGGCGTAACCGCCACAAATCAAGGAACTGGTCGGGCATATAATAATGGTCAAATGTCAGTTGCATTTACTCCAAATACTAGCGCTGGTGCTCCAAGTTCATTCGTAGTTACTCCATCTCCTTCAACATCTCCATCAACATTTACAGGCACATCATCTCCAGTCACAGTAACTGGACTTGCATCAAGCACACAATATACTTATACGGTTACAGCATCTAGCGCATATGGCACATCTGCTGCTTCATCTGCCTCAACAGGCGTAACTGCAACTACAGTTCCACAAGCGCCAACAATATCAGCAGTTGGAGGAGATTCACAAGCAGTTCTTACTTTTACAGGATCTAATGGTGGTTCATCGATTACATCTTATACAATTACATCAAATCCTGCTACTACTACACAAACAGCATCAAGTTCTCCATATACATTTACTGGTTTAACAACTGGTAATTCTTATACATTTACCGCAACAGCAACAAACGCTAACGGTACTTCTTTAACAGGTTCTCCAAGTAATTCAATTACAGCATTAGTTCCAACACTATCAATACAATATTTGATGATAGCAGGAGGCGGTGGAAGCGTGTATGCTGGCAATGGTGCTGGCGGTTCAGGAGGCGGTGGAGCAGGTGGAGTTTTATATAGCACTGCATTAGCTAAACTAGGAGAATCTATTGGCGTTACGATTGGCGCTGGTGGCTCTAATTCAACTGGTTCAGATACAGTTTTATTTGGTAGTTCATTTGGAACAACAATAGCATATGGCGGAGGATATGGTGCAAACTCAGATGCTGTAGGTGGTAACGGTGGCTCAGGTGGTGGAAATGGAATGCGTACTTCAGGTCTTGGTGTAAGTACACCAGTATCTGGACAAGGTTATGCTGGTGGAACTGGTTCAGAACAAAATGTTGGTCCAGCAGGCGGTGGTGGCGGAGGTGCTGGAGGAGCTGGTGCTAATGGATATGGGCCTGGAGGAGGATATTCAGCTAATGCTCAAGGAGGTGCTGGTGGAGTTGGAACAAACGCATACTCTGCATGGGCTTCTGCAACATCAACTGGTGTAAGCGGATATTATGCAGGTGGTGGAGGTGGACAGCCATGGTATGCAGGATCAGCAGGTGCAGGAGGCGCAGGTGGCGGCGGAGCAGGCGGCGGCCCAAACAATAACTCTGGAACTTTTGGAACAGCTAATACTGGCGGTGGCGGCGGAGCAGGAAACCTAGGTTCTATGGGTGGATCAGGAATTGGAATTATTAGATATGCTGGTTCCGTAAATGCAACTGGAGGAACAATTGTTACTAGTGGAGGATATACTTATCACGTATTTACTTCTAATGGTACATTTCTTCCTGGTACAGTAACAGCTAAAGCAACAGGTGGAGTTGTATCATCAGATACATCTTATATTTATCACACATTTATAGGTAATGGAACTTTTACTCCTTCACAAAATCTTTCTGCTGACATTCTATGTGTAGCAGGTGGCGGCGGTGGCGGATTTGGAGCAGCGGGTGGAGGAGCTGGTGGATTAATTTATAGATCTGCATGGTCTTTGTCTTCTGGAACTGGATATTCTATTCAGGTTGGAGCAGGTGGCAGTGGTGCCACAGGATTTGGTTCAACTGGATCTAATGGAGTAGATTCTTACTTTGGAGCAATGACAGCATTTGGCGGTGGCGGAGGTGGAACTGCAACTGGTAGTGCTCCAAAGAATGGTGCATCTGGAGGCAATGGCGGCGGTGGATCTGGAGCTGGTTCAAACCCTGCAGGAACTGGTGGATCATCAACACAAACATCTAACAATGGTGGAACTGGATATGGTAATGCTGGTGGCGCTGGTGTATATCCTTCACCATATAACTCAGGTGGTGGCGGCGGAGCAGGAGCTGCAGGACAGAACGGTTCTGTTGGCGCAGCAGGTGGTATTGGATTATCTACATGGTCTTCATGGGGACTAGCTACTGGAACTGGACATAACGTTTCAGGAACAGTTTATTACGCAGGTGGCGGAGGCTCTTCAGGAGGATCTATTAATGGACTTGGAGGTCTAGGCGGTGGCGGTAGAGCTGGAGAATTTATTGGATCAGATTTTTATGCTGGTGCAAAATCTGGTGCTCCTGGAATGGTAAACACTGGAGGTGGAGCAGGCGGCGGTAACGGTGGCGG